TATGATGAGCAATCCCACGGTTGAGCGTCATATGTATTCATTGGTTCAGGCCATTCTTCTAAAGGTATATCAGCCACCAAAGCAGTTATGGGCATTCTTGCCCACATTGCACCGCCATGTACTGTATCCTCTTCCTCGCCCTCGGCTTCATTGCCAGTAAACATAACTTGGAAACTCAAACATCTATTAGGCATAGACGTAACACCGATAACCATAGCATGAAGAAATTCGCCGTGATATTCCTCGTGGTTGTGAGTATATTCACGGCGAACCCATGCCTTAAAATAAGGAATGTTGCTGTATAAATAGGACATTAGGCTTTAGTTACTTTGTATCCCATCTTTTTCGCAGCAGCGCGAAGTTGTGCAACAGTCATTTTTTTACCGCCTGCTGCGCCACCTTTGGACATTCTTCTTACTTTTTTACCGCCAGCAGCTCCGCCTTTGGACATTCTTCTCATTCTACCACCAGCAGCACCGCCCTTCATCATCTTCCGGACTTTGCCACCTTTACGGTATCCTTTTTTCTTCATAGCCATGATTATCTCCTTATGACTGACTTACAGCGCCCTTCGTGCGCTTTCTTCTATTTGCCATTATAACCCCACAACCTCGGGCAACGGCGGTTCCGGGTATATTCTTACCCCTAAATTTTCTTTTAGATTGTGTTTCTACAACACCACCAAGGCTCATATTTCTAACCTTTGCTTTTTTTGTATTAGCAACAACAGTTTTGCCCTTTGCGCCTGCTGCTTTTTTCTTACGAGCAGTCTTGGCTCTTTCTGCTTTAGAGAGACTTTGGGCTTTTTTACGAGGCAAACACCTGTCCGGGTTCTTCTTATCTTTAGAAGTACCACATTTGCCTTTTATTTTTCCATCTGTGCCAATCCGAACCCAATCTTGCTTGACCCAATCTTTAAGCGCACCCATTATTTTTTCTTCTTCTTGCCTTTAGCGCCTTTGGCGTAATTAGGATCTTTACAGTATTTAGATGCTGCCATGTTTGCATATGCACTTGGATATGTATCAAAAGTTCTTTTTGCCCATGCCTTACCAGCAGGACAAATTTTACTACCTTTTGATTTTTTTGAAGCTGCTCCACCCTTTTTAAAATAAGTTAAACCTTTTGGTACACCTCTGAGTTTACCGGGCTTGCTAACTTGTTTACTCATTTGACTTCTGGACATAGCCATAAGTTACCTCCTTTAACACTTCCATCTTTTTCTTGCCTGTCGCAAGCGACTGTTTGGATTCTTTGCGGCTTTAGGGAATTTTTTCATTTGACCTGCAGATCTTGCGCAAAATGACTTACGCCTCTTAGCTGCTTTACTTCCGGGCTTTACTTTACCGGTCACTGCTGTTTGAAGTTTGGAGCCGGGATTTTTGCGTCTGTAAGCAGCGACACCTGCTTTGGTCATTCCCGCCCCCTTTTTGGTAGGGCGGAAATTCTTTTTGTTTCTAGCAGGCATTTTACCTTTTGACTTTGTTTTAGAAGCCAAAGTAACCTCCTATGATAAAAATATCGTCAATTCGTTGCTTGATCCAGTAAAAGCACTAATAAACGCTCCATCTGTAGCAATAATACCGTCATCAGGAATATTTAGATGGTGTATGCCTGTTGGAAAAGTTTGAGTAATTAGTGTTTCACCAGATGCGCTACCATTTTTTATTGTAAATGCGCCTGATGCAGCAGCGAATATTACGATTTGACGAATACGCGAACGAGCAGGGCCAACAACGGCGGCACTTGCTCCTTGCGCATGATTAAAAGCTTTTACTGGTCCTGCCATTTTAGCCTCCTATTAAGAAGCGTCTGAAGAACTAGAAATACCTATGAACTTCATAACTACGACAGTATCACCACCGGGATCACCAGAAAATACAATTTCAACCTCATCTGCGGTAGCAGTTGCAGCAGTTGTTGTGCCGCCAGACATACCTAAAACACCGTTACATGGGAAAAAGCCTTTAAAACCAGTGCTGTTCACAGCAGCAGATATACCGTCAACAAAACCATCTGTGTCTGCATCTGTACCAATATCAACAAGATTTACAGCGTTAGCTGCTGCAGTAGTTACAGCAATCATAACACCCATAGGGATAAAGTTTGAAGGAATACCAATTGAAGATTCTTTACCTGTGGTTGCACCATTAGCAACAGTCACTGTTGCGGTGTATACAGATAGAGTCATCTCACTGGTAAGCTCACCAGTTGTAGAGCTTTTAATAACGTTTTTAAATCCATTTTCAGAACGAACTGGACCGTTAAAAGTAGTATTAGCCATGTTATTCTCCTGTCTTGGCTAGTGTCAGCCGCACCATGCGACTGTCAGGGATGACATCAGAATAACAGATTATAATAAAAAAGAAAGGGGCAACCGAAGCTGCCCCTATAAGATAAGTGAGGTAAATAACCTCTCTATACCATAAATTATGCTCCGGGTGAACCGAAAACACATCTTGGGTCTGAAAATCCAAATGAATAACGCTCACGAGCTTTAAACCGCATGTTGCCAGTATCGAAGTCAGCTTCCATACCAGTAGCCATCGCAGAACGCTCAAAATGTTTAAATCCATTTGGTGCATCAGTTTTGATGAAAAACGCATCTGGGTCAGTTAAGAAGTGGTTAACAGTGTAACCCTCTGGCAACATACCCATGTTGCGAATTGCGTTGATGTCATTGTCTGCAGTGCCAACACGCATTGTTGATTCCAACAAACGATCTGCAACGAATTGCAGTTGTGGTGGAATAATCAATTTGGTGCCGCGAAGAGCAATGATCATGTTTCGCTCATCAACGAATGTTGAGATGTCAATAAGAGCATTCTCAAGTGAAGTTTCGTTGAGGTCTGCAGCAGTTGAAGGCTCATTGCGGAATGTGCCACCACCAGATAGTGGGTGGTCAGTAGCACAAAGCTCTTTGCCGTCACCGCCTGTAAAGCTACTATCAAACGCATTGTTTAATGTAGCAGCGGCTTTAACCTGCTTAGTGTGAGCCATTGAACGAGCCAACGCACGAGTATATCGAGCGCCGAGACGATCATATAGATTGTCCTCAACAGCTTCTTCAGTTAGAGCGAATGCAAGTGCAACTGTCTCGTGTGTATAACGAGCAGTGTACGCTTCATTTGCGTTGTCAAACTCAACGCCAGAACCTTCTGCTTTAGTTGGAGCATTTCCAAAACCTACAAGCATTACCTCTTCTTCAAAGGCGCGATCTGATGTTTCAGTATCATAGATCTCTGCGTGTTGATTTTCGTACCTATCGTACTCCATGCCAAATAAAGCGTTTAGACCCGGCTCAAGTTCTTTGACGAGTTGTGAACGAGAAATAGCCATAACTCAATCTCCTTATGCCAAGCCTGCAGTGCCAGCACTGAACAGGTGGTTGTTGATTTTTACGATCACGTTAGTGTTCGCAGATGAAACATCGCTGTTCTCAGGATCTTGAGAAATATCAATGGCTTTCAACGGCAATGTTGCTGTTGTTGCACCAGTTGTTACATCAAGCTCCAAACGAGATGTACCAGATGTGGTATCACCTACAGGAGATTGATCAACGATATCAAAGTTACCAGCCAAATCAGCCACTGGGAAAGTGTCATCAGCTTGAACTTCGAATGTAGCGCCCGGATCATCAATAACATTTGCCATGATGTCGGATGCTGAAATGCTACCGGGGTAGCTATTTGAAAAGGTTGGCTTATTCGTTGTCGGATCTGTATAAAAACAACCATTAAACACACCTACAACAAATCCACCATCGCCTGCTGCCATGCGCTCAACTCCACCACCAGTTACCATTTTAACCAAGTCTCCTTGGAAGATAGCGGTGCTGTAGCCTGAAGCAATACGATAACGATTTTGTTGTTGTGAGCTTATGCTCGTGCGAACCGGACGAAGGCCAAAAGAGGCGTCTTGATTTGCCATTTACTTTATCCTTCAGAGTTTTTCGGTGAGCCGAAGCTAACCGATGATTTACGTTGCGGTGCCATTTTTGGCATCGCGGGGTTATTTTCGCGCATCCAATCGCGATCAACAGCTTCCATTTGGTTTTTAGTAACCCCTTGGTAGTGTTCATTACGTTGATCAGCCAGCTCTTTGGGGATTCGAGCAAGTACGAGTCCGCCAACACCTATGATGCCTGCGTTGCGTCCCTCATCGACTACTGGTCCTGCGTATTCTGGATATTCTTCTGCGCGAACAAGTTCATATCCTTCTTGCCGTCTCTTATGTACGTTAGTTTTGTCATCAAATTCCATCACGGATTCACGAATCCAACGATGTGTGTACCCTAAAGGTGCTTCCGGTGCTTCTAAAGCTGTACCGGGTCTCCAAACTTTGCGCTCTTGGCGCTCCCGCGTTTGTGTGTCGCGTGAAGTACGATCAGCCATATCAGTCTCTCCGATTTTCCAGTTTTGCCACTTCAGCCGCATATTTTTCCAGAGGTATGTTTAACTTCTGAGCTAAAGCCACTTGACCGGGGTTAAGTTCTACAGATTTTTTCCGCCCTGATTTTAAAGAGCGTGTACCGCTCCCTGCAGGTGTGACAGACTGGACGTTTTTCTTGTCACCCTGAAACTTATTAGGCAATTCTCTACGCATACGTTTATCAATTTCTGCGTAATATTCATCAGTACGAGGATCAAAACCCTCCTCTGCAACAAGAGTTTCATGCAATGCACGAGCCGCTCCTGTCATTATACTGTCTTTGCCAAACCATGTATTTTTAGATAACCAAGCCTCTAACTTAGGATCTCTTTCCTGTTGTGGCTGTGGTTGTGCTTGCGGCTGTACCTGTTGTGGCACCTCTGCTTGCTCTTGATCCTGTTCTGATCGAGCCTTTTGCAGCCTCAAGCGTTCTTTTTCAATAGCAATTTGCGCTATGGCTGATTGTGCATCTGCAACCTTTTCGTAATCACCTGCCTCATGAGCTTCCGCCAAAGCACGTTTAGCTTGAGCCTCTTGAGAAGTAATACGCCCCTCATATTCAGATACATAACCTTTATCTATTGTTTTCAAACGCTGCTTAATATTCTCGTTTTCACTCTGAACCTGCTGAATATACTGAACAGCAGCAGCAGCCTCCTCTTCAGCTTTTCTACGAGCAGCAGTTAGTTTTTTTATTCTTTTTTGAACATTCTCACTATACTGATCAAGTTCATCATCATCATCCTGAACATTTGTTCGGGTTGCTTCATCTTCTTGCAATTCTACTTCTTTAGAATCTTCTATAACTTCATCAGTAGAGGTATCCTCCAGCTCTACAGATGTTGTTTCTTCAATTTTTTGTTGTTGAGCTTCTGCCTGCATGAAACTTCTTCTCCTCTATCACCTTATACATACGAAATATCTTTGGGGTCAAGGATAGTTGCTATAATATTATCGTCATTTATAATACGAACCTCTAATCCTTCCACTTTAAAGCGATTTCCCGCATACCTTCCTATAAGAACCCAGTCTTTCTCAGAACACCAGTTACCAGTTGGGAACTTCTGGGAGTCTTTATAAGCATCTGGACCTAGCTTAACGACATAAGCAGCAACCGTTGCAAATGCTTCTCTGTCTCTAACTTGGTCTGGAATATATAAACCGCTTTTTGTTTTCTCACTTGGATAATACGGAATGATTAACATTCGATACCCAGTAGGTTGCGGTAGTCTTTCTAATGAAGAAGTCTCCATTTCAGACGGGTCATCTTCGTTTTTACTTTTAGGTTGGTTGTCTCGAAAGCCTGCTTTTATAGCCTTTTCAGCTACATGATCAGGCACATAGAGTTTTTTACTCATCTGCTTCCTCATTATTTTTTAGTATTCTCCTGATTTCATCCTCAACAAAAGCCAACCCCCTAATCTGACCAACACAGAATTTGTATTCATCAAAATTAGGAATGTTACCAGTCTCCATCGCAACTTTTATATCGTCACGCCTTTGAGCTATCTTTTTTTTGAGATAATCGAGTAATGTTATTGCATCCATAATAGTCTCCCACTAAATCTTTATACGATCTAACGGGAAAAACAAGTATATATCCCAATATATTTTACTCTATGTGTAAAAAGGGGGCTAATGCCCCCTTAATTAAGCAATGTCATCCAATAATGCGCAAACAATACAAGTTGCAGTCGCAGCACTTGATCCATCGTGACCAATTGCGTGTACATCAGCAACTGTTGCGTTTGGATACCTACCATAAAAAGACTGATTGGGACTAATTTTAACCGCATCTGTAGTAGTGTTTGCTACAGTACCAGCGTTAAAAACAACATAGATGTCATTGGCCGCATCCGTATTTTTTATATATATGAACTCAACCTTATCACCTGTCGCCACAGTGCCGGGGTTTGCGTTAGCATTTACCGCCGTATAATCTGTGTAGTAACCAGTAATCAAATCCGTGCTTGCTGCTGTAACACTAGTTAGCTTGTAGTACCACTTATCGTTCGCATCTTTTGGCGAAACAGTGGTTGTGGCTTCGATAGTTTTGGCTATCTCGTCCGGTAGTATCGTAGTCTTCATGACTACTGTAGCTGCGTCAGCCATGTTTTATCTCCTTTCCATTCACCCGAAAAATCCAGTTATCGAAGTGATGTTCGTTAGCGTTACATGGCATTCATCATCAAAAATAATACCATGATCGGGTATAGTTA